TCCGTGCTTCAGTTGAGTGGCTCTTGATGCACCTCGTGGACCTGTCGGACTCATACCAGTTCTTGGTTTGACTACAGGTTTTCCACCCGGTTTTCCGCTTGGTTTTGTTCCAGGTTTTTTCCCAGGTTTTTTCCCACCATTTATTTTAGCCGTGGTCATACCAACAATAAGAATGGCATTGAATAGGTTTCCTAATGCATCACCAAGTGCATTAAACCTTGCTACTGCTTCATCTCCACCCCATTCTTTTAACTTTTTTTCACTACTTTCCCATGCAGTAAATCCCCAGTCCAAGAAAGTTCCAAGACCATCTATGATTCCAAGGAAAACATTAGATATAAACTCAATTACGCCAGCAATTACTGGTATTATTTTTTGTAGTATGGGAGCAAATTCCAGAAGTCGGACAAGAATAAATCCAAGTAAAACATTTTTAATAAAGTTCTTCATCCGATCAAGGAATCCGATCTTGGGCATACTTAACCCAATACCCCTTTCTTCCTTACCTTTCCTCTTAGATTCTAATTTGTCTTCTTGACCAGCACGTTTCTGTTGTTCAACTTTTTTTCTCTGCTTATCTGCTCTAATCTTATCGAGTGCAAGAGATCCCTTGAGAAGAGTATTAATCTCAATACATCTCTCTTTTATGATGACAAGCGTATCTTTACTTTCCCCCGCAGGAACAGCGGTCTTCTTTGCTATTGGAGTAATGCGTGTGATAGCAGTCCTCTTCATTGGGACTATTGCACCACTCTTACTTTGAGGTAATAACTTCTGAGCAGTAATTGCCATGTCTTATACCGTTATCCCTAAAGTTTTTATCTTCCTTGGAGAAGACATTGCAGCAGCATCAAATGCAGGAATGTCCGCAGTCTGTGACTGCTCTGCTTGCTGTTGACCTTGCTGCTGATTCTGTTGCTGCATTTGATTGTAAGCAGCAGTAGAGGAGGATGGTCTTGAAGGTTTAGAAACTGATGAAGTCTTCACTCCAAGTTGTTGTCTTATCTTATTGTAGTCAAAGGTTGCCAACAGAGACTTATCAAATGGTTTTGATTCACCACCACCGCCACCATCACCAGTATTTCCACCAGATGATGAATTGTTTTCGCTACGTGCAATAGAATCAACAGGAGTAGCACTGCCACCACTTATACCAAATGCTTTTTGTTTAGCAGCAATTCTGCCTCCCATTTCAGCAATGGTTATCTTCTTATCATTATTAGCATCTAATCCACTATTACCAGAGTACCACTTAGGAGATCGACTTTCATATCCCTTTGGTAAACTTCCATCCTGAGTTGCGATTACAAAGTCAGCATCTTTTTTAGCGAACGCAGGCAAGAATATAGAGGTGTATAAATGACCAGCAGTTGGATTCATGGGTGTGAACTTATCCATGAATGCCTCGACATACTTCATCTGTTGCACTCTATCCATTCCCAAGAGAGCACTGGTAGATGTTCCAAGACCTTTTGCAGTATCGGGCATAAACTGAATCAAACCCGTGGCACCACTCTTTGAATTCACTGCTTGGGGATCTAACCCAGACTCAGAAGCCATAAGACCCAAAAGATCTGCTGGATTTGCACCAAATTTATTTGATACCTCTGTTACTTTAGATAAAAATGCTTTGTCTCCACCAACAAGTTCTTTCGATTTTCCAGATAATTGAAGTGGAGTTTGTTTAGTTTCTGTAGTTTCTGTAGTTGATTCATCTGTAGATCTATTAACAGCACTTGCTGGTTGTGACGACTTATACTTCCTCATTGCTTCACTATATGCCTTACCACCTGCTCTTCCCGTGGCAAAATCATCTCTGTTAGGAACAGGAACTTCAGGTTGCTTCTCTTTGCTTTGTCTATTTTCTTCTGCTGGTTGAGTATCAGGACCAGCATGAACGTGGCCACCACCAGAGGCATAAACAGATCCACCTATCATTCTGGGTCTATTAGTTCCACCACCTGCAGCATTCATTGATGCAAGAGTGTCAACTCCATACCTATTAACTGCTCCCCGAGACATAACAAACTCACCAGGAGTAAGCATGGCAGGAACAGTGTCAGTTCCACGCGCCATGCCACCACCAGAAAATCCTTGTACTAACCCGCCACCAGAGTATGCTTTTGTCTTTCCTGTTTGTAAGAATTCAATTTGCTCATCAATCTCCGCACCAACTCCCTGCATTCTCTGAAGGAAGTTCAAATTTGCTTTCTGTTCTTCAAGTTTTTTAATTTTTTCTGCATTCGTTCCAGGTGCAGCAGCAGTTTTTCTCTCTTGCTCATCAACCGTGCCTGGCATTAACTTGGGAATAACCGCACCAGCAACAAATAATCCAGCACCAGCAATCGCAGCAGCTGCTATCGGGTGAGCAGCAGCAAGTTTTGCAATGGTCATCGCGATCTTAGGGATGAACTTTAAAGTCATCAAGATCATCTTAGTGATGAATCTACCTAAGGAATTACCAAACAATAAGTATGCAGCAAGGATTGCTGGCCATGTCTTCTCTAAGAACTTACCAATCGCAGTTAGTTTCCTTTGATTATCTGGATTTCCAATCCAATCAATTAATTTGACAAGGAATCTACCAATCAAGATTGTTTTTATGAAATCAAATATCTTTCCAAAAAGTCCTTTGACTGGACCAAGAACTTTGTTTGCTGCTTTCGCCAAACCTTTGAAGACATTCCCTTCTAATTTTTCTTCTCTACTCTTTCTCCTTCTTCTCTCAGCAGATTGTCTTTGTTGATTGTCCTGTTTCTTATCAAACTCATTCTGCTTTATCAGAGTATCACGGATTGACGTGACAATCTTCAGAATCTCCTCAAGTATATTACTACCTTCTTGAGGAACTGCTTTACTTATTTTGTCTGCTTTAACTAAGGCACCTGGTTGCCTTTTAATCAAGGCACCTCCTCCTCCTGGCAGTTCTGTTGGGCCTTTTGAAACTGTTGCTGATTGTTTTTTCTCTAATACTTTTTCTACAAAGTTTTGAAATCCAATCTTATCATTTCTCTTCTTAAATCCTTCTTTTCTTTCTTCAGGAGATAATTGCTCACCACCAATGGTTCCCTCAGCAGTAAGTTCCTCAACATACTGCTGGTATCTTTCACCGAAAAACTTAGAACCGAACTTACTTGATGGCATTCCTTTGCTTTTGTTTTAATTCTTCTTCCTCAAGATGCTGTTGTAATAATGCAACGTAGATGTCTCGTTCCCAAGGCATCAAGTTTTCAATCTCAGTTAATGAATATTTATGGTACTGTATCAAAGCAAAGTTGAGTCTGTAGTAGTTCTCCAGATCCATATGGATCATGGCTACGCGAAAAAACCCGCAAGACCCTCAATCACTACGTCATTATCTTTCTTTGTCTTAGGATTCTTGACCTTAATTGAATGTGACAACTTAGGCATCGTCTCAAAGAACTTCTCAATCTCCTTAAACTGGGAGGAATTCATCTGCTCAAGGAACTCTACGATCTCCTTCTTAGAACAATCCTCTACTGCCCAAACTTCATCTTCAGTGAAGATCTTATCAATACAAGTTGCAATCAAATCGAAAGATTGCTCCATGGCATTCTGTTCAGCAAAATCAAAATTGTTTTTGATAAACTGATCAAGAGATGGATACTTCATCTCCATCATAATTTTATCATCAAGTTTAATTCTATTAGTGTGTTCCTCATTCTTCTGGACTTTGATGTCATCCAGATTGATCGTTACAGGAACTTGTGTCTCACCATCATCCTGACAAGTCACGGTAACTTCTATTTCTTCTCCAACAGACTTACCCCGAATGTTCAAGAACAAAAACTCAATATCAAATGTAGGGAGTTTCTCTACCTTGATATCTTTTGTCTTGATACAATTCTTGATGACGTTTTTGATCGCGGTTGTGATTTGCTTAGTATCTTCACTCTCCAATGCAATCACAAGAACTTTCTCTTCTTTTACAAGGAAAGGTCTGTACTCGATCGTTTGTCCTGTTGACGGTAGTTCAAGTTCATATACCGGTGTGGCAATCTTAGGTAAAGGCATGATGTCCTATAGAATTTTTCAGTATTATTATTTATTACGCAAATCCAGATTGTATGGATCTGAGTAAATCGTTTGCACCAAGTGGGAGATTATTTCCAAACACATTACGCAATGAATCAGAGTTAGCTTGTGCTTGACTTGATGGATTAAGTAAATCAAATGGGTTAAGTGATCCTTTCGACCCAGTTCTGGTTGGAGTCTTCAATACGATGTATCTGATATAACTCATTGACACGGTGACTTTCAAAAGAGATGATGCATCAAATGAAACTGGCATTGATGAGATACTCAAAGGAAATGACCTGATAAATTCATAGGTCAATTGCTGTTGATAATCTCTCTCAAACTTTATCACTTTCAATCCTTGATCAGCAATGTAATCATTAGGATACTTCACACGATAGTGATAGTCTCTGGATGCAAGACTTGGTGGTTGATCTTGAGTAGGACCAGTTCCTGCTGAGAATGGATTGTCATCCTGATTCTCATTCATAATGTAACTAATCCATCCCTCAAAGAAACGAATTGCTGTGTAGTTCTGAGCATCGACATAGAAAGTCAGATCAATTCTATCATCAAACTGTCTTCTATATGCATGTCTCTCTGTTACGCCAGTGCGATCATTATTATTTTCAAGAGTTGTTAATTGCGATCCTGGAAGACTTGCTTCTGAGCATGACAAATTTATATTATCTTGATTGACACCAAGATAACTTCTAAGTGCTTGAGGAAACGAAAGTTGCACCTCAAAGTGAGAGGTAAGGGCAGGTCTTAATAATTTAGATTTAATGTCTGATACAGACCTTGGAGTAGGCATCTATAAATAATTTTTAACCTTATATATTATGTATGGCAGAAAGTATCAAGAGTAAATACAAACCATCATATCCAAGTAAATATAAGGGCGATCCCAATAATATTATATGCCGAAGTAGTTGGGAACGCAAGTT